AAGTCTCTGAATCATCTGAATCAGATTCATCCATTTCTGAATTTTCTCTTTTTAGGGGGCTCGCAACAGACACTTTTAAATTTTTTCTTTTTATTAGATGTTTGATAACATCTAACTTATACAAAAGAATATCAATATATAGTTGTTTATTAGGTAAATCTGTCATATCATTAATTGAATTAATACAGTTTTCTACAATAGTACTATACTCTTTGTATTGTTCCTCTACAATAATTAGATTATATGTTATTGCATTATCAATAAATGTTTGCATTTTAGTGTATAATTCTTCAATATATTGTAGGTTGTTTTCCAAATTTATACATTTATCATAATCGACTTTCCTTTTCATAGATGACTGATGATGTAGTGGTGGTTGTCTTGGTGGCAAACCGTTTGGTTGATCACCCATTGGAGGTGCAGACTTTCCTGCCTTTTTGTTTGCTATACTATTCTTCAAGACACACAAAGGTACTACTTTACTAAAAAAATCTTGGATCTCGCTATGTGAGGAGAATCCAAAGGAATTAAACTCGTATCTTTTATGGTCAGACCTCAAATCTTTTTTTGATATATATACATGTTTACCTGTAATGATATTATTCAAATCTAAAGAAGGTGAAAGTGGAGTACTTGACATATTGATTTACATATTATGAACATTTTAAAAACATAAAAATGTCAGTATTCTATAAATGAGTTATATATCTCGAATTGGATTAGAGTTTGAAACTTTACTTGATGTAATTACCCAGGAAAAACAAAAAATGTTTCAATTAATAAATCCACACCCGGTAAATCTTAAAGCTCCAGAAAATTGTTCTGATCTTGATTTTCTACATAACTCTGTAAATCATCTTATTTTCGGTAGGGACCCTGATACAGAAAATAGTGAATGTGATGAACATGGTCCTGAGCATGATGTCGTAAAGGTAAATACTCTTGCCCAGTTATTAAACAAGTCATCAAAAGTAATCAATGGAGAAGATAAACCATTAGACAACAAGTCATTCTTCAAAGTGACAGATGGATACAAAATGGCGGCGTGTATGCCACCAAATGGTGATTACTATAATCCTAAAATTGGTAAGGAACTCGATACAAAGTATACATGGGTTGTGACACAAGACTCAAGTGTCAAGTATGAGTATGATGATGATGAGGATGGTGAGCTTATAGAGCCTCATTATTACACGGATTACGATTGTGATAAAACAATCCGTGAATTTTTCAACATATCAACATATGATGAATGTTTTAAAGATGATAATGGTGTCTTAAAAGATAAGATCGCATCAACATTTAGACTTCCATATGGTGATATCAATATCAAGGTCAAAGATATAGAACAAAATGGAACTATAACAGAGAAAGTTTTAAGAACGGTGAAAGGAATTAAAGAAGATGGAACATGTAGTTATCCTAAGATATATTACAGTGAATTCAAAAAACGTGTGTTAAATGGTATTGAAATAGTGTCACCACCTTTGCGTGTAAGGTCTGATGAAACAGACAAACCTTTATTTTCACCAATACGTAATGATATTATTAATTTCATTAAAACTTTAAAGGGTACAGGTATGACTGTGTTTAACAACCGAAAAACTTCAAATCATGTTCATATCACCTTTGCTGATCCAAATGCAGTAATCCCAGTTGACAAACCTGATTTTAAAGATCATCCAATATGGGTCAATGATCCATTCAAACTCTTGCAGATATGTTTTGGTTGGCTATACTTCGAGCCTGTGTTCTTCATGTTATGTGGGTATTGGCGTCGTTCGAATGAGTATGCAAAAGGATTGACATGTATTGTTGAAGAAGTATATAATGACTTATCCAAACAATTCTTCAGTGAAGATATATGTAAGATTCCAGAAGCTAAGGAAGGTGATAATCCGAAAAAGAACATAATACTTATGGATGGTATTTTTGCATATTTTGGTATTGATGAACCCATCAATGCAAGTGCATTACAAGACTTAGCAAAAATGCCTTCTGACAAAGTGCTATCACAATACTCAACTATTGATTTTGGAAGGTTTAACGGTAAAATGGAGAATTTAGTGAAACTCATTCAGATTGTAATGTTATTCCAGGGTCATCCAGGTGATCAATCCTGTCGCTATGCAGGTTTGAATCTCTTGAATACTGTCACCAAGGTTGGCACTGTAGAAGTTCGTATTAAGCAAGGTACAACAGATCCTAAAGAGATTTATTACTGGATCGAATTGATTGAATGTTTCTTCTTGAGTTTGATAACAAAAGATACATTATTGCCATGTGAATATAAAGATAAAAAAGACACTTTGAATGATTTCTTTAAACTGTCGAAGATCCGATTTGATTCAAATGAAGTTCTTCAATCACAACCACAAACCATACATGGAGTAATAACAAGAGCAAAGGGAGTAGAGATCATAAGTAAAGCAGAAACACGTAAAGAAAAACGAAATATAATGGAAAAAGCATTTTGTATGCTTATCGATCGTGCTAAAAGTGCAGGTATGAGTGAAGAAGCAATTACATTCTGGACTGAAAGGTTTTCTGCGAATATGAATGATTGTAATAAAGAAACATTTAAGTGTCCTGAACATATGAAAGAAGGTGGTGGCAAGAAAGGCCGCGTGCCTCAGCGCTTTAAGGTGTTCTGCTATGGCTCCAATGGCACCAAGCAGTTGACCGAGCGTGTGCAGGCGGCACCTGGTGAAATCGTCGCCAAGGGCGCTGTGCTCAAGGGCTACAAGCGTGTGTTTGCTGGATATAGCGAACGCTGGGAAGGCGGGGTCGCCAGCATCCACCCCGCCACTGAGAAGAGTCGTGTGTTTGGATCTGTGGTGGAGTTGACCCAGAGGCAGATCAAGCTGTTGGACCAGTACGAAGGCGGCTACAAGCGAACCAAGATCAATGTGACCATTGGTACAAAAGACGTTGAGTGCTTCGTGTACATCAAGAAAGACCACACCTTTGTGTCTCCGCCGTCGCATGACTATTTGCGTGCAATTCGCCGCATGTTACAAGAAACCAAGTTTGCAGAGAAGCCTATTGAAATTATTGGAGTCTTTGATGACTGCAAGAACAAAAGCAAAGTATTGAAGAAGATGGGTGTCTCATGCATTTAGTGTGGATTCCCCCTCCCACATAGCGTCAGCAAACTCGCGTTGGAGCCTCCATTGACATATCACGTATGCTGGATCAGCAATAGACCGACGCCATTGCCGCTGAATGACTTTTGCCATATACCCTCTTCGTATACATTCTACCATGTGATCCAAAGTTGCTGGGTATATGTTTCCGTGAAAAGATTGAAAGCACCACAAAACCCTTTTGAAGAAGTGAATGATATGATTGTTTGTTATATCAATCATTAATATTGCAACATTGAGTTGATGTACTATTTTTTCTATTGTGTTTTTGTAAAACACATCTTGGACCATTGCCCTGTCACCCAGGCATCGTTCATACCATTTGATATCAACAAACTTCTTGAGTGCATAATAGATGTGTTGTGTATAGTCGAAGATGGAAAACGTGTCTATATCATGTCCTTGGGTGACAGGATGCAATCTTGTGATAAGCCCAGGTGCTGCATCTCCTGCTTCATTGTCTTTGACACACCAATAGGGTACTTGAATAATATATGCCTTTTTTGGATTTTTGTGTTTTCGACAAAGGATTGCACCTGTCCCGTCTTCAGACGTACCATCAGAAGTTATCATATAGAAGAGATCACCGATAGGTTTCTCATACTTACGAAATGTATCTTCATATAGGAATGGCATTTTGAGTGATGATGTACTACTACTACATTTGGGTATCAATTTTTACTGTGATTTTGGTATATCTTGTTCTTCACCGATAGTTGCTTCAAACCAAGGGGATTCACGGTTGAACATGTTTTTGAAATTTGAAGACACGGTAGACTTTGACAATTGTTCATCGTAATATGTACGTGGAATGAACCTATATTCAACTCGCATATTGTTTTTGAGTTCGTTGTACTTTTGATCATAGATACCATGGATAATGAGGATGAGTCCCACAAAGAACAAAAAGAATATCACTGACTTCATTTTACAATGTAGAAAGATGATTTACACACATCTACGAAGAAGACGCAACAGAAGGAAGGGGAGAAAAAGTTACGGCATTCGTGATATTAATATTTTCTTCTTTTGCATCTTCCATCGTGTAACAAAGACCACTCTTGAAGACGCACATATCAGGAACGATAAAACCGCCGATGTTTTGAATGATTTTTTTCTCAATTTCTTTATTGAATCGAATACCAATGATGGAAATTGGAGGTATTTGTGTGGATGATTTTGATATGAATTTGACCACGTGATAACTGGTGGATATGATTGGGTAAGCACAACCATTCTTTTTTGTACATATAGGAGTCGGGACACCTGCTTTTACATCTATGGTACAATAGGTGTGTCCACCAATACTCACATCTAATGTTGTATCTTCTTCACATAAAACACCAAGTGCAATATCAATAATAGACGTTGGTAGTACTCCACAATCTACCAATGGAGTTGCAAATGGATTACTGATAGGAGCATCAGAACGTAGAGCAGAGAACAACTCGGTTTGCACATTATATGTCTTTACATTTTTCCATAGAGTATGAATATATGTTTCAACATCGTTCCATGTTTGTAGGTTGTCCATTGGTATATACCGATATCATATTCATATGCTATTATCTTAAATATTAAGAAACGAATAAAAATGAAGTCCTATATCAAACGGTTGCCTCTTCACCAGTTTGAGATTCTGTAGGGGGTGCTTCACTTGGGGCTGGTGCATCACTGGGTGCATCAGTAGATGCCACAGTTGCATCGGCACTTTCAACAGTAGTCTCAAGGGCATTCGGCTCTGAATCCACCACAGACTCAGATTTCTTGTTTGCCATCCATGGATCTTCGTCTTGCAGGGACTCCTTGGTCTTTTCTGATTCTTGTTCTTCTTTCTTGGAATCTGCTGTAGAAGATGTCGATGCAAACTGCATGTCACGCTTGCGCTCCATATAGAAAGCATCACGCTTGTCTTGATTTTCCTTATACTTCTTCATCATGGTATTCAGATGAGATTCTGCGTATTCTTGATCGCTGATATCATCTGGATTGGGACTCCAGGGACACCAGCAACCTACTTGGGCAACATACACATTAAACTTGTCATCAATCTTTTTGAGAACTTGTGCACGAATCTCTGCTTCACGAAGCGAATCAAAAACACCGCGAACCTTGAGACCCCTGATAGACGTTTGATAGTCATTCCTCTTGAAATATTCATCTTCCAGACGCTCGGAATTTGAATTCAGGTAGAACTGATACTCGTCATTGATCCTGTCACCATCAAAAATGTACGAGTACCTCTCCTTGAGACCCTTGATAGTGTCACTTTCAGTGGGATACTTTGCCTCCATATTCACAAACCATTCACGCATATCCGTGGCAAAGTTCTTGACAAACTCTTCAAAAAAGTATGCCTCCTTTTTCTTGATGACATCCTCTGGAGATACAAACGAAAGACAAACATAGTTCTGTCCACGAAGTGGGGGATCTTGATCCAGGTAGTCCATTTCTTTGACACTCACAAGATTTTCTTTTGTAGTGGAAGAAGCCATTGGTATTTAACTAATTGAGTCAGATCCTTATATAATTTTCGCTTTTGCTCTCTATTTTTTTTCTGATTGTAAAATATATCATACAAATGGATAACTTCGCTGTCGATGGCAAGGAAATTATTGTTCGCATTATCAAGTATGTTTTGGAAGGTGCCATGGTTGCCCTTGCTGCCTATTTGATTCCTGCAAAGAAACCCAACCCTGAAGAGATTTTGACTATTGCTCTTGTTGCAGCTGCAACTTTCTCCCTCTTGGACATGTTCGCCCCCTCCATTGGCAACAGCGCTCGCTTCGGTGCTGGTGTCGGTATCGGTCTTGGCTTGACCCCCGTTGGCCAAGGCTTCGCCCGCTAAATGGATTCTTTCCAAAAATTGATAGTGTAAACATTGCATTTTTTTTGTACGTGTGTTGTGATGACACATATTGATTCTCAGAAAAGAGTAAACATCATGGATATCCGTGAGGATTCCCACAAGGTGCCCAGTGATTACAAGCCTTGTATCATTCGCTTGCTGCAAAATCATATCACACAAGAACAAGCAGCAAGGCAACCCTTCAAAGTTCGCGCGTATCGCAAGGTCTTGGAACATATCCAAGCACATAGTGGCGCCATCTCAAGCTTTGATGATATCAAAGCTATCCCGGGAATGGGACAAAGCATTCAGCAAAAAATCATAGATGTATTCTCAACTCCATGTTCTATTGAGACAGCTACCAAAAATGAAAGTGATAGAACACGCGCTATTCAAGACCTCATGCGAGTCCATGCAATTGGCGCTGTAAAAGCAGCGGAGTTGGTGGATACACATACTATTACAACAGTGGAACAACTTAAAGCACGATCTGATCTCCTTAATGAAAAGCAAAAAATGGGTTTAAAGTATGTCACTGACATAGAGATTCGTATACCTCGTAAAGAGATGGTGAAACATGAAGAGTATATCATTGAAACAATCCGTGCTATTGACCCAAGTATATGTGCCACCCTTACAGGAAGCTTTCGTAGGAATGCTACGTCCAGTGGTGATATTGATGTTCTCATCACACATCCATCCATGAACTCCATCACTCCAATAGTCGATGCAATGATAGCCCATGGGTATATCACGGACTGTTTTGCAAATGGTCCAAAGAAGTGCTTAGCTGTATGTCGCTTAAAGCGATTCAAGACATTTCGACGAATTGACTTGCTCTTCACACCTCCAAGCGAGTATGCATTTGCCTTGTTGTACTTCACAGGGTGTGGTGCATTCAACATAAAAATGAGAAACCATGCATTGGCGCGAGGGTTTTCACTGAGTGAGCATGGACTTAAACCGCTTGATGCCAACAGTAAAGCCAATGCCCACGTCATGTGTGATCCGACTGAGTTTACATCTGAACAAGACATATTCACATTTTTGGGGTTGCAGTATGTACCACCGGACAAACGTACAGAAACCCTTGAACTTCAGATGATTTGAGGTACGTTGATATGAGTATACACATTATTTTCATATTTGTTACATTCATCATTTGTTGATTTATAACCCATATTCAATGATCATATCTTTGCAATGGATGATGATATCATAGAGCTGAAATCCATCATATTTCACCTCTATTAATATTCGTTCTGTGTATATTTCATCTGTTTTCGTGTCCATGTTCACGTAATCTGTCACGCGAAATGTATACATGTTACGAACATCTTCATCAGATACTTCTTTTGATATCAGTGCTCGCTTCACCTTAAACACATCTTCATCAGAACATGACTGCCACTTGAGCAACATATCAATCATTGAAGAATTTATTGACGACATTATTATATCACGTTATGCGAATAATGTCTTAAATGCTTCTGATGAATTGCCAGTTGAGTTCTTCACATATCTTCTTCCAAATTTGATCTTGTTGATGCAACTTTTCACGACTCTTTAGTAAATTAAAGTGTGATAGGTACTCGTCTTTACCCAGAAGTTGGATCAGTTTATGCAATACATAGGAGTAAGAAAGAAAGTTTTTGCGATTGCTGGGCATGTGCTTCAAAAAGGGTTGTTGGATCATCTTGAACATAGTACGCAGCTTTTCTTCCAATTCTGGCTCCAAATGAGGTATGGGAAGACCATTTAACTTGTGTTTGATATGAGGTGCATGCTCGTAATACTTGTTCAAGTCAAGTTTCTTTAGGATCTCCCTGACTTTATCGACGCTGAGTTCAGCAATATTCAACATACGTTGTTTTTTGATTTCTAATAAAATAGCATCATATACCTCATCTGGTATTTCTGTCGTTTCTTTGCCTTGTATCTGGCTCAAGCATTCATTGAAATGATTAATTCGCTTATATGCAAAATAACTCACTTCACGTGGTGGATCCTTGTAACTTGGGCGTTCATGGTCAACAATGATATATTCGACACATGCGCATTCGTTGCAGCATGCAAAACCATCATTGAGGTGTAGGTACATGTTGGTGCTTCCACACTGGTTACATTTACATGGGATATCATACTCTATATTTCGAATGAAGTTTTCATCAATGAAAGACATGTATTTTTCAAGAAGAGTAGCACGGTCCTCTGTTTTTGCGGAAGTATCTTTATTATCATCTTTCTTTGCTTGAACTTTGTCTTCTGTTTTTTGAGTTTTTTCATCCGTGGTTTTGTGTTTCATCAACATATATAAGACACTATTCTCAGGTATCTTTGGCTTTGATATAATGTTTTCATCTTGCATGCCTTTTTCGATAATATCATAGTATTTGAACAAAATAGGTGCAGTATTGATCAAATATTCAATTTCATCTTCATTACTATTTTCGAGCGTTTCAATATCTTGTTTCATGGTCTCCATGTTTTTGAACAGGGTTGTGTATTCTGGAGTGTCATTCGTACCACATTCTTGCATTGTAGTTAGTTTGACGTTTAACCTGTTGTATTCGTCTTTTAATAATTGAAGTTTTTGAGCTCTGGATGAAAACTCTGACATTTTTTGGTTGTGGTGAATATCCAATGTTTTCTTTGTGAGTGATATTGATGTAGAATTTTGTTGTGATTTTGAAGATTTTGTTTTTCTAAAGCCATTCGTACTCATTCATTCATATGAATGTACACGTGAAAAGTGTCCTTAAATACGAATTCACAAAAACGAATTGCGTTTCATATTCTCGTATAATCATGATATAGATGATGTCTCTAATCGTTTGAGTTCTGTATAGCATTGATCGTATAGGTCTTCAAGTGATGCCGTGGATGACACAAAGTACTTGCATGAGCACAAGGGATGACTTATAATCTGATATCCTTTGCGATCCTTCCAATTCACAAACTTCATGTACTTCGGGAGTTCACGATCATCATGACCTGTGCGCTTTACATTGTCAATGAGGGATTTTGATATCTTTTGTTTTGTCTGCGCACTAACTTTTGTTGAATGAGGATTGTTTTGGACATATGCCTTTCTACTTTGTGACATCAATAAGCGAGTTTCTTCTGATAAAAATCCACTATTTCCACCTTCATTTATGTTGAGTCCTGTGGAATTATTCGTTTTATGATATAATGTATTCCATTGGGCAATGCATAATCGCTCATAGTACCATGTATAGTCTACTTGACAAACCAGTATACATTCGATGATAAAGCTGGATGGGTCATATGCGCGAATTTCTTCATTTAATAAACGGCATCGACCACCATTTGTGGCTTTCGCATCTCGTAAATGTCCCTTCCACCTACCAATTGTTCCGTGTGGCCTTTTGAATCAATACAATTTGCTTTTCCAACATACCGCTTTCCTGATGGGCTTGTAATGAGATATATTTCTGCGTATTTTTTCGACATTATACGGTGATTCCTGTTCTTTTCATGAAGTACAATCAATTTTTAAGCTGCGTTTCACAATATTTTTTTTCTCAGCATATAGTATAAAACACGATGGGTGGCGGCCTCATGCAACTTGTAGCTTACGGCGCTTAATATCTTGGGCGTCAACAGTGGGCTGCTCGCCATGGATCCGTGTCATTCCATGGCTGGGAAAACAGTGAAAGGCACGGATTATGTTGGTACCATCTGGATATACCTGACATAATATATGACCCGCTAGTGTTGTCCCTAAAAAGACAATGCAAGACTTTCAAATTGCGGGGACACCCTGAGAGCCTCAATTACCACTTGGTATATAGTGATATATATCAATACCGTGGTTAATAGCCAACGGCATGGTAACAACATTGAGGATTGGGTGATCCGCAGCCAAGTTTCTCTCGGCCGCTGAACAGGTGAGGAAGAGAGAAAAAGGTTCAACGAGTAGACGGAAGTCGGGGCTCTGTGAAGGCGCTAACCACGTCGAGGGCTCTTAAGGTGTACTCTGACCTTCAGGGAAACCTGGAGGGGGCAAGATATTTACCTAGGTTTATAATTGGGTAGAAAAGCAGTCGGGATGCGAGAATAGAAGATAATCGTATCATAAACCCGTTGGTGGACTTCTTTCATCCACATCTGCTAGTGTTGGTTGGTAATAAACCAATGCGACATCTTCAAATTCCGGCGAACCCCTAAAGTCAACAGTACCAATGTTTCATAGAAATGTGAAACAGGCATGGAGTAGAGAACCATGGTATGGTAACAATCTGGCGAATGAAGCGTTGTATAAAAACAGCGCTGAAATGGGCAAGCACGGAGCCAAGTCCCTCATTGCCGTTATAGTCAAGGCGAAGGGATGCTGTCCAGAGACTATAAGGAGATGGGTCGGAGGAAGTGTAGACAACTTCCAATGATGGCTTAAGATATAGTCCACCCCCATAGGAAACTATGGGAACCGGTGAACCGGTAATCCTTAACAATTTGGGGATGAAAAGTGACAAGGATGCGATAATGTAGAGATAATCGTATCATAAACCTTATAAGTGGTCTCTATGAACAAACTACCACCGTCGCTAGTAGGCAACTTTTTAGAAGTGCCTGCAATGTTGTCAAATTGCGGGGACACCCTAAAGCTGTAGGTACCAACTTGTTGATGAAAGTCAATAGGGGCCAAGAGAAAAAGACTTGGGTATGGTAAAAATCCTACTGATGAAGAAGCATTCAGCTTCCTAAATGGGCAATCCGCAGCCAAGATCCTAAATCAACTACATAAGTATTTGACAAGGATAAGGTTCAGAGAGCATAAGGCAACAGGTTATAATGAATCGAAAAGGTGAAATATATATGGTAACATGTGCAGTCACAGCAAAGAAGTATATAGGTCAAGCAGTCTGTCAAATGCGATGTGGTAACACATTCATAGATCATGGAACAGATAGAAGATGGAAAAAACATATTTATGATGCACTTAGCGGAAGTAAACGATGTCGAGCTTTGAATTCAGCAATAGTAAAATATGGTAAACATAACTTTACAGTGAAGACAATAAAAGTTTGTGATGAACACCAACTGAATTATTATGAAACAAAGTACATTAGGCAGTACAACACGGTTGCTCCTGATGGGTACAATCTTAGAGCAATTGGTGGGTCTAAGGGACGACACTGCCAAGAAACAATTGAAAAGATAAAAGTTGCTAAATCAGGAAGTAACAATCACATGTATGGTAAACATCATTCAGACTTTTCGAAACAAAAAATATCAAATAGTAACACTGGTAAAGTAAGGTCATCAAAGCAAAGACAAAATATAAGTGCATCAAAAAGAACTTTTCAACATCAAAATCTTCCAATGTATGTCTATTATGCAAAAAACAGAAACTCAGAGGGATACATAATAAAGTATCATCCTAAGTTGCAAGTCACCAAAAAAAGTTTCACATCTTCAAAATTAACTATGGATGAAAAGCTGTGTGCTGCTATCAATTATATACAAAGCTTAGAAGTATGATTCATTATGGCTCAAGATGTGCTCCACACCCGAATGGTATCTGAAGATACCATGAGAAATACACCGAAAGGTGGGGTATTCATGGCAAATAACATTTTTTAAAGTTATCTATCGTCGGCATTAACGTTAGTAGTGCAGAAAAGTTACACGTCTTAAAGATCTGGGCTCTCTTTAAGAATAAACCGTTGAGACTCCTAGTGTCACTTTGTGTGACAATGTCAGTAGCTAGTGGTTGTTGTATTTACTGTGTTCACTTAATCAATATAATAACAACCGCGAGACACCTGGATGCGGGAAACCCCTTAGAGCTTTCTATCCCAAGGCAGATATGGAAACAATTTGCTGGCCAAGAGAAAAACTTGGGTATGGGAACAAGTAGAAAGATTGGGCAATCCGCAGGTCAGTACCTAAGGGTGATAATCTATGGTACGGCTTCAGAGATCGCAAAGGTGTCGGGGTATAAAAGAACCCTTGAGGTACGATCCATCCCCTATAGGAAACTTTAGGGTAGTGAGACTAACTTCTCGATGGAATCCATCGAGCAAACATTTAACGGTACCGGTGATTGGGGCAAGAAAGTAACTTGCACCGTCTCTCGTAACGGTGACTTGATCCACCGTGTGTACCTCCGCGTTGAACTCCCTGATGTCTCTGTTGGTGCCAACAAGGCCTTCAGGTGGTTGAACTGGTTGGGTCACATCTTGATCAAGAACGTTGAAATTGAAATCGGTGGCCAAAAGATCGATAAGCAATACGGAGATCAACCAATAGGTCTCGAAAAGTATCCAGCCTCTATGGTTCAATGTGCTGCCTAGAGGAAAAATCTGTTGATAGAGCATATCCTGTAAACAGGAACGACTACAGATACTAGTGGGTTTGAAGAATCAAATCTGCGACACTGTCAAATTGCGGGGAAGCATCCCAAAGCCTGTCGCTACCAAGGTGTTATAGAAATATATCACTGGCAGACAATAGAAGTCTGGTATGGTAAAAATGCACAGGATGAAGAGAATAATCTCTGAAACGGACAATCCGCAGCCAAGCCCCTAAGGTCATAATGATCAGACTATATATGGAGATCCCATATTCACTATAACAACTCTTATAGGAGGGGTTATGGGGAACCTGGGTTCCCCAGGGGAAGGTTCAACGACTAAATGATAGTGGGTCTGAGATGATTGATCATCATCAATGATGGCTTAAGATATAGTCTAGCCCCCGGAGAATATCCGATAAATAGGGTGAAAGCCCGGGTATAAGCGTGGTTACACATCTGGAACGAGTTGACCCAATCCGCTGGTCATCAGCTCGGCTACGCCAACATGGTCGGCAATATCCCCACCTTGACTACCCCTGTGGTCAACACTGGTTCTTCTGCCGTTACCGTTGCCGGCGAAGTCCTTTACATTCCTCTTGAATTCTGGTTCAACAGGAATCCTGGACTTGCCCTTCCACTAATTGCCTTGAATATTGCAGGGCAGAAAAGCATCCAACCTTGTGCATCTGAGCTCTGCGCAAGGGAAACCATGTTGAGGTCTCAGGGTCTTTGTGACCAATCCCAGATGCTAGTAATGGGTTACTGACTATCGAACCCATTGCAACAAAACCAAATTGCGGGAACCCCCTTAGAGCTTTTCCTACCAAGGATGTCATGGAAACATGCATCTGGTCAAGAGAATAAACTTGAGTATGGTAACAATGGAAAAGATTGGGCAATCCGCAGCCAAGCCCCTAACGTCGCAACGACAAGACTAATTGGCGATCCCAAATTCACTATAACAACTCTATCAGGAGGGGTTATGGGGACCCTGGGTTCCCCAGGGGC